TCCCTGCAAGACCATTCCTCGTGCCTGCTGTGCGTGAAGTCTCACCAAAAGTGGTGAAGATTATGAAGGAAGCGGCAGAAAAAGGTATGGATGATGTGGAAGCTGTGGATAAGGGGCTGAATGCTGCGGGACTTTTGGCGCAGGCAGCCGTAAAAAATTGGATGCGGAAGGGAGAAGGGTTCGCCCCGCTATTACCCCGTACGATTGATGCAAGGAAAAGACAGGGAGCGAAGGGGACGAAGCCGCTTATAAGGACTGGGCAGCTGTTGAACTCTATAACCTATGTGGTGACTGATGGCAATGATTGATGTATCAGAGATACTGCTTGACCCTGATTTCGGGAACACGGTCAGCTTGATAACACGGGCGGCAAGTGTGAACGAGTATGGCGAGGGCGTGTTAGCGGAGACGGCTATAAATGTTCGGGTTGTGGTAGAGCAGGAAGGCTCGGAGATGATGGCACGCCTGCCAGAGGGAGCGAGGCTTTCGGATTATATCACAGTGTATTATAGAGGGAAGCTATCGGCTGAACGAGCTGGAGGATATGCGGATGTGGTTGTGTGGGACGGAAAGCGGTATCAGGTGAAGGAGGTAGCGGAAAATTACTTAAACTTTGGTGCTGGATTTACGAAGGCAATTTGTCAGATAGAGGATATAAATGCCTAATACGAGTGCTACAGGTGGATATTTGACCCAGACGGAAAGCTCAATTGATGGGCTTCCGTTTAGGCGGTTTATCGGGACAATGCTCGTGGGGGTGAGCGGTTTGGCAGCAACGATGGTGCGTCCGTCGTGGCAGCGGAACCCGCCCCCAGTTCCCGACATTGAAGTGTCGTGGATGGCTTACGGGATTACAGCGCAGCGGGCGGATGATGCCCCGTATATGGAGGAAGATGCATCGGGTAGCTCGGCTGAACTGGTTCGGCACGAAGAAGTTGATATTTTGGTTACTGGATATGGCGCAGATTGTTTATCGGTGCTTGGAAGTACGAGAGATGCGTTGTACCTTTCGCAGAATAGGGAACTGATGTACGGTGTGGGAATGGGACTTGTTGGATGTGGTGATATCACCCACGCCCCTGAACTGGTGAATGAGCAGTACATAGATAGATGCGATATGACGGTCACGATACGAAGGGAAGTAAGGCGAGAGTATGCTGTACTGAACTTCGTGGGTGTGTCTGGGGAGATACTGGCGAATAGAGATATAACAACGCTGACCAAAGACTGGTCGGCTTAAACAGGAGAAGGTGTAATGGCACTGAATGTTTCACGACTTGTAAGTGTACAGGTCAATCTTGCCCCACTTGCAGCTGCGAGGCGTGGGTTTGGTACTTTGCTTGTGGCTGGCGATTCAGCTGTGATTGATGGCTCGGAGAGGATGCGCTCGTACACTGATATTGAGTCAGTTGCTGGCGATTTCGGCACTTCGGCTCCAGAGTATCTGGCAGCAACACTTTATTTCGGGCAGACCCCTCGTCCCGAACTGCTGATGATAGGCAGGTGGATTCGCACAGCGACCGCTGCATTCGTGAAGGGGGCTATACTGACAAGTGCAGAGCAGGTTATGTCGCTGTGGACGGTTATTACTGATGGCTCGTTCCAGATTGATATTGATGGCGCAACCAAGACGGTGAGCGGGCTGGACTTCTCGGCAGAGACCAACTTGAACGGGGTGGCATCGCAGATTAACGCTGTCCTGACTGGTGGTACTGCATCGTGGGATGGCAGCCGGTTTATTATCACAAGCTCAACAAGCGGAGCAACATCTGAAATTGGGTATGCCTCTGCAACTGGCTCTGGGTCAGATATTTCTGGTATGCTGAAGATGACTTCGGTGCTGGCACTTGCACCCGTTGGAGGCTTTGATGCCGAGACCCCTGTTGAAGCAGTAGCGGAGTTTGCTGATATGTCTGGTGCTTGGTACGGTCTATCTTTTGCAGCCGCAACTATGCCGACTGATGATGAGATTATCGCTGTCGGTGCGTTTGTTGAGGCAGCAAGCATTAGCAGGATACTCGGAGTCACAGAGACTGACACGAGGGTGCTGGATGCGACTTATACCAGTGACCTTGCGTCTCGGTGTAGCGACTTGTCGTATAAGCGCACTTGCGTACAGTACAGCGCAAACCCGTTTGCCGTTTGCTCAATGATTGGGAGGGCTTTCTCCGTCAATTTCTCTGCAAACCGCTCCACGATTACTCTGATGTACAAGCAGGAGCCGAGTGTTGTGGCGGAGAATCTTACCGAGACGCAGGCGCAAACATTGAAGGCAAAACGCTGCAATGTCTTTGTTAATTATCAGAATGATACCGCTATTATCCAGTATGGTGTGATGAGCGGTCAGGCGTATTTTGATGAGATTCACGGTCTGGATTGGTTTGCTGATGCGCTCCAGAACGCAGAATACAATCTGCTGTACCAGAGCAAGACGAAGGTTCCGCAGACTGATGCAGGGCAGAACCAGCTTGTGAATGTCGCTGCTGGCGTATGTCAGGAGGCAGTCAATAACGGGCTTGTCGCTGCTGGGCAGTGGAACGCTGACGGCTTTGGGCAGATTGAGCGAGGCGATTACCTGTCTGAAGGGTTCTATATTTACACCGCACCGATGGCGGCACAAGACCAGTCCATTCGGGAACAGCGTATCGCTCCCCCGATTCAGATTGCGTTGAAGCTGGCTGGTGCTATTCACGAAATTGACTGCATCGTTGATGTCAACCGCTAACACAAAAAAAGGATAAAAGAGATGGCAACTTATTCATTTCAGGATGTCGTCGCAGCCATTGTTGGCGTGGGCGGCAGTATCAACCTCGCTTCAGGTGCGGGCGTGGCTGATGAGGGCATTACGATTGATGCCGCTGAAGATAAAAGCATCATGACGATTGGTGCGGATGGTTCGGGTATGCACAGCCTCGTGTCAAATGAGGCTGCTGCTGTGACTGTACGCCTGCTGAAAACATCACCAGTCAATGCGCAGCTCCAGCTGATGTACAACCTTCAGACGAGGTCAAGCCTTACTCACGGCAAGAATGTGATTACTGTGCGTGACGCTGTCAGGGGTGATATGATTGCCCTGACGAATGTCGCATTCAAGAAGCGTCCAAGTGTGACCTACGGCAAAGAGGGTGGCTTGGTGGAATGGACTTTTGATGCGATAAAGACCACACAGATTCTGGGTGTCGGAACCCCTGAACTTTAAACCTTACGACGATATGGAATTTGAGCAGAACGGAGCGACTTATAAGGTCGGGAAACTTGACGCACGGGCGCAGTTTCATATCGTGCGAAGGCTTGCTCCAGTTTTCGGGGAGCTTGTGCCTGCACTACAGGACGGGAAAGAGGGCTTTGATGCAATCCCTGCGATGGCGAGAGCCATTGCGGGGCTGTCAGACAGTGACGCTGATTACTGTATTTTCGGCTTGCTTGCTGTTATCAGCAGGAAGCAGGAGCAAGGGCTTGGATGGACTCCAGTTGCGACTGGCAATTCCCTGATGTATGCCGAGGTGGATATGGTTGGGATGTTGCAGTTAGCTTGGCAGTCACTACAGCACAATATGGCGGGTTTTTTTGCCGCACTTCCGTCGGATTTAGCCGAAGCAGTCCAGAAAGTAAAAGACCAGTCAGCTGGGTAAGCCTGCCCGACGGAGAGGATTGGTTGCTGCGCCCCGTATTGCGGGGTGCGTGTCGGTACGAAAGCGTTATAGACGGTACTCTCGGACTTGAGGATATCGCTTTGCTGAATGACGCTTTAGATGTTCAAGACGAAAACGAAGCCAGATACAGGGAAGCGAATAAATGAGCGGTGAAGTAATAAAACAGTTTCTCGTCGGTCTGGGGTTCAAGGTTGACGAGCAGGGGATGAAGAAGTTTGAGGGTGGCATAAAGAATGCTGCCGTTGCCGCCACCGCACTCGGTGCTGCGGCTGTCGCTGCTGCTGGTATGGTGACAAAGTTTGTCACAAATGTGGCACGGGACTTTGACTCAATTTCAGATTTATCGTTACGAGTAAACGCCTCTGCTGCCGAGATTATGGAACTCGGTTATGTGGCATCGCTGACAGATTCAAGCGTTGGTGCGGTGGCATCGTCTATGGACGCACTCAACCGTTCGGCTGGTGAGGCAGCTATAGGCGTTGGGCGTGGTAAATTGGCTTTTGACACCATTGGTGTGTCGGTGAAAGACGCTAACGGAGCGATGAAGTCAACCGCTGTGCTGATGGGCGAGATTGGCGATAAGATACGAGACCTTGACAGAGCGCAGCAGGTCGCTCTGCTTGCCAAGTTGGGCATTGACCCGACGATGGTGCAAGCCTTGACTGGTAACACAGCGGAGATACGGGCAGAGTTCCGCAAGATGTATGAGGATATAGGCGTAAATGCAGACGATGCAGCGCAGGCTTCTTCGGACTTCATGGATTCAACGGGCAGGCTTGAGTTTGTTTTTGATGCGCTGAAAAAAGCAGTGGCGTTGAGGTTTATGCCGCAAATTAAACGGGGCATAGATGGGTTACGCAAGGCGATGGTTGAGGGGATGCCGAAGATAATCAACACGGTGAAGCCTGTCGTGGATGTGATTATGCGAGTAGCAGAGGCGATTGTTACGCTGTCAGGGAGAGTTGGGCAGGGAGTCGGTGTTGTGTTGGGGTGGCTGAAGAGGGTAAACGATATGACGGATGGCTGGGCGGGGTATATCCTTGCTGCGGCTGCTGCGTGGAAGTTCTTGAATCTGTCCTTCCTTGCTTCACCAATCGGTATGATTCTGTCGCTTGGTGTGGCGATTGCGTTACTCGTTGATGACTTCCTGACTTGGCAGGAGGGTGGCGACGCTCTGCTGGACTGGGGCGGTGAGTTCGGTGGGTTGCTGAAGGGGGTGACTGCTGGCATTACGACGCTCGGTGCGGCGATTGTCGGTGTGAAGGGAATTATGATGGCGTATGCAGCTGTGACGAAGGGCGTGCAGGCGATAACGACAGCGTGGGCGGCAGCACAGACCTTCGCAAACACGGTTATGACTTTGGGTTCTGGGATTATGCTTAAAATTGTCATATATAACTGTGTGAAAAATAACATCTTTTTCTCCTAAATAGAATACAAAATAGAGGAAACGAACAGTCCTACTATGGAGCCAATAAACACATAAGTTGAATGCTTTGTTACATCTTTTGAATACATATAATCACTATCTTTATACAATAAAGAAATAGCCGTACTTATAGCAGATATTAATGCTACGTCTTGAATAAAAAAATCTAAAACCAATGCAGTTATTCCATCAAATATTAATTGAAACAACACTACATAAGTAAAGGATTCGAGTAATAGTGTATTTTCCCCAATTAAGCGCATTATAATGACTATGAATAGCATCGCTACACTTACCTTTAAAGCAACAATTTGCCAATATGATAAAACTGACGCACGGATATTTAAAAGTCTTGCATAAGCATCTTCTATCTCCGTTTTTAGCTTATAATATTTTAAGGAAGCCGTCTGAAAATCTGAGTTAAAATTGCACACAATTGGACTCTCTAACTCTGAGATACCTCGTAATGTTTTTTTAATACCATCTTCTTGATACTTAATCTCTGAATCAACCAAAGCACGTTTTTCACCTTTTTGAGCTATTGCTTTTTCTATTCTTTGAAGTTCTCTTTCATTGGCCAACTCTTTATCTTTTGCATTTTGCAACTCTTTCTCTTTTTTAAGCTGATTTGAGTTTTTAAGCATCTGTGTTGCTATCAATGACATCGTTTTCATAATTATCCCCCTTAAGTGTTTTAACTCTTGACTGTAATGCAAGTAGTTCTTCATGCTTATCTAGCGCTTCTTTAGTAAAATCTATCTCATAAGAAAATCTTCCTATATGCTCTCTAATCTCTAGTTTTAAAATTTTGTACTCATCTGTCATACTTTGGTAATGATTTTTCTTTACTAACTGATGTCCTATTGCAGTTGAAAGTGCGAACATAGCTAACATTGAAAAGAAAAAGAAAAGTAGTGAGCTTATATCACTTAGTATTGACAATGCATCATCGACTACCAAAAGCATCAAGGCCACCATAAGAGCTACAACCGTAGCTATTGTTTGAATCGTATTCATCATATCCTCCTAAAATAGATTAAAGTGCGAATCATCAACAATCTTTATAACCGCACTTGTCCCTAATATTTGCTCTTTGATTTTACTGCTGCTACACATGGAAAATGCGCCTGCAACATCTTTGGATAAAAACACCTTATCAGATATTTTTACTAGAACCAATCTGTTTAGTCGAAAAAAGGAGCGAAACAATGCGTACATTTTTTACCAAGCCGCTGTTTTGGGGGGTGGCCTTGTTGACGGTGGCGG